AGCCCGATCCTCAATGCTCGATCGAGGTCGTTCCAACCTTGCTGAATGTCCGCAATGCGGATTTCTGAGTAACTTAGGCGGACGGCCGGAGTTGGCCGGTCAACGACCCCCGAGGCCGAGTAGCCTTGCCTAGTGAGCATTGGTTTGCCCCTGCAACTGCTGGATCAGTGCGTCGAGCTGGTCGGCGTTGAGCTGGTCTTCGAGCTTGGTGTCGGCACAGAGGGCCACTGCATCAGGGCTTGCCGCCTCGCCGGGCGCAGCAGCTCCGGGCTGATGTCCGCCTTGGAGCACTGCACGACCTGGGGCGGCGGCGGTGGCAGAGTGGGCCTTGTCGAGCAGGCTGCGAATGTAAGCGACATCCACAGCGTGCTGACCCTCAGCAGATTCCGCGCGCATGCTGAGCGTGTTGATGATCTGCGCGTTGTCGGCGTCATGTTCGTGCTCCTCGTCAATCTGTTTCTGGAGCGCTTCGCGTGCGGACTTCTCGCCTTCGGCCCGTTGATCCGCGACCTGCGCCCGATAGCTCGCGTAGGTCGTGGCGAGCTTCGAGTAGGTGGCGCTGTCGGCCAGATGCGTGAGCCACCACGACACAAGGGCGCCGAGCGCGGCGCCGACTGCCAGCTCCCACCAGTTCACGGCAGCGGCTGTGTCAGCGTGTTCACGGTCGCCGCAGCCTTGCGGTGGCGCATGTGCGAGGCGACGAACAGCACGGTGAGCATGATGCCGGCGCCGACCTTGGCACTCGTTAGTGTGATGACGTGCGGGAGCCAGTCGTTTGCACTGTCAGGGAGTGACGCGACCGCGGTGCCGGCCGCGCTCGCGATGGCACCGAGCGCCGTCACCAGTCGGCCCCACTTGTCCTTAATCCAAGCCTGAATGTTGGTCATGGGAGGGGACTCCAGTTGCCAGTTTCGAGCATGGTCATTTCGTGCTCCGCGCGGTCGCGTGTCTGGTAGCGCCACCAGTCAGAGTCGCGACCTGCGGCGGCGGCCGCCTTGTAGTCCTTCGCCTCGAGCGCGGACATGAAGTTCGGCCAGTGCAGCGGCTTGTCACCGAGCTGGAACGCCATCGAGAACAGGACCGCCTGGCGCACCTGATCGAGTTCCGCGTAATGCGGGAACCGCGCGGCGGTCGCGCGCGCGTTCGCGGCGTTGTAGGTGAACTGCGCCTCGATCGCTTCGTCGCACAGCCCGGCGCCGGGCACCTTCGCATCTACGCAGGCACCGATGCCGATGGTCTGGAGGCCGCGTGTGTCGGGATAGACGCACCGCTTGCGGCCCTCGAAGTGCGCGACGAGCGCTTCGCCCAGGTCGCTCATGCACTGCTAGGCGGTCGGTTCTCCCGCGTCGGCTGGTGCGGCCTCTGGAGCTGGTGCCGGCGCCGGAGCGGCAGCCACCGGAGCTTCAGCGCCCGGGACCACGCCAGTCAGACCGGCAGAATAGCCGGCAGCGAAGGCCAGCCACACCGCGCCCTCATCGTTGCCAGCGTTGAAAAGGCGCAGACCGACCTCGCCTGCCTTGAAGGCAGCCCATGCAGCATTCACGTCGCTCATCGTTGTCTCCTTTCAGGTGAATAAATCGTGCCGGCCAGGTGCGGGAGGCATGTGTGACGCAGTGGTGATCCTCAGAGCGCTGCGCCGTCGCCCTTCCCTGCTTTCATCGCCTCGGCGATCGCCCGACCGAGCCAGTACTGCGCCTCCTCGACGCGCGTGCTGGCTTTATCGAGCGCGCGCTGTGCCTCGTATCTGTGGAGGCCGCGCGTCATGTCGGTGCCGCGCTGAATCTCCTCAATCAGTCGCGCGGCCTTCTGCATCTCGCGCACCACGCGCGCGAACTGATCCGAGGGAATGACCTCGCCGTTGTTCATCGAACCTTGCCCCTCTGCAGCCCGCCGGGCGGTGTGCCCGCCTCACGCTGTGCCGTGTCGTAACTGTCCTCGAGCCGCTTGACTCGCCCCTTCAAGCCATCAATCTCTACGCGGTTGTTGGTTTCGTCCTTCCGCTCCTCGAGGTACGGAACGACCTGCTTTTCCAGCACGATGATCTTTACGCCCTGCTCGCCTACGGTCTGCGACAGATGCAGGATCCATCCGCCGCACACCGAGACGATGCCGCAGAGCACGGCGGTGGAGGTCGGCGTGAATTGGTTCGCGAACCAGCGCCAGTTGCGCCAATTGACGCCGAACTCTGCCTTGAGGATGCCCGAGCGCGTCGCCGGGTCTTCGGTGTCGCTCAACTGCACACCTGCACAAAGGGCAGAATCGACGGAGCGGCAAGCGGCGCGAGCGCCGAGTACAGGACCACCTTCGACACCTGCACGGCCTTAGTGAGCGCGTCCGCCGAGTACAGGTTCACCTTCGACATCACGACGCCGGAAACCCACGCATCGACGCCGTACAGGTTGACCTTCGACATCATCACGGAGGCCGTGCCCTGAAAGGTGACGAATATATTGGCCTTCGGGACCTGGACGCCGGCCATGTCTTACGCGCTCTGAATGTCGCACTGAAGCGCGTTGAGGTCCGCCTGCGTCCACGCCGCGCTCGTCACCGGGTTGGTCGCCATGTAGCGCTCGTAGTCGAGGAACGCCGGCACGAGCGTGGTCGCCGCCGGCACGCTCACTGTACCGCCCGACTTCACGCCGATCTTGACGCCGGTCGGTGTCGCGCCGTTCGTCACCGCCGCGCGCACCACTTCCTTCACGCCGTAGCACTGCCACGTGCCCGAGGGCAGGTCGATGAGGTTCGCCTCAAGGTCCTGCCCGGTGGTGTTCACGTACACCACGCTTGTGTCGCTGAAGGTGGTGCCGTTGATGTTGGTGTAGGCGTTCGTCCAGTTGTTGACATCGCCCGCTGCGTTCGGCGCGTGCGTCACGAGCCGCATGGTGCGCGTGTCGGTGTCGGAGACAATAATCTCGGAGACGAGCGGAGCCGAGAACGTACCGCCGTTGAGGAGTACCGTATCGATAGCCGTCTGACTACCCGCCCGCGGATCGCCGGAGAACGTGATGACCAGTACGCCGTTGCAGTACACGTTGATGGTCGCGGTCGCCCCGTAGCTCGTCACCTGCACGTCGATGGGCACCTTGGCGTTGTTGGTCAGCGAAGTGCCGGATTCGCTCGCGATCAGGGTCATGGTCGTGCCGTCGAACTTGTACAGCCCGACCTTCGTGCTGTTGCCTGTCGCGGCCCCGACGAACAGACCCGCGTTCGCCGCCGCAAGGCCGCTCTGCCCGAGGCCGAGGGTGGAGTTGACGGTGCCTTGGTTATAGAGAACGAAGTGCAGCCAGCAGCTCGTGACCGTACCACCGGGAAAGGGCGCGCTGCGCGAGACGGCGCTTTGGGGGGTTTGCGTGTTCTGCAGCGCGCAGCGCGCGAAACCGGCGTTAAAGTGCGCGGCGGTCGTGTCCGTCGTTACAGGTATGCCGAGCGGAAAGTCCACGTCCTCACCGCCCATCCAGAGAATGTTTACGGTCATCGGTTATGCGCTCTGTAGATCGCCCTGAAGGGCGTTGATGTCGGCCGTCGTCCATGCGACGGCAGTGTTGGGATTGGTCGTGCGGTAGTCTTCGATGCACTGCATGCTGGTCGTAAGCGTGTGCGCTGCGCCGACGAAGACGCTGCCGCCGGTCTTCACGCCGAGTTTCAATCCGGTCGGCACCGAGCTGGCATTCAGGTTCGCCCGCGCCATGATCTTCACCGAGTGGATCTGCCACGCGCCGGTCGAAGGCATCGCCGGCCCCTTCCACTGGAGGTCGTTGCCGGTGGTGTTCACCGAGGCGAAAGTGGCGTCATTCAAGGTCGTCGGGTTGATGGTGGCGTTGGTGCCCGAGGCCCATGTATTCGTGTCGCCGGCCGTCGAGGGATTGAGCGTGAAGACGTTGAGCAGCCGCGTGTCGGAATCCGCGACGACAAGCTCGGTGACGTTGGCATTGGTGATGCTCTTGGCGGCGCTGACCGTGTCCACGCTGGTGATACCGGAGAGGCCCGACAGGCTGCCGGTCCAGTGAATGACCTGCACGCCGCGGACGTACACGTCCACCGTAGCGGTCGCCCCGAAGCTCTGTAGGTGCATGTCTACGGGGGTCGGACAGTCACCGCTGTTTATTTGATTACCCTCTAGTGAGGTGCCTGCCTCCGCGGCGAGCTGCGTGAGCGTCGTGCCGTCATACTTGTAGAGCGCGCACTGAAACGCCGTGGCCGAGCCGACCCATATACCCGCGCCGTTCGCCGAACTGCTGGAGGTCAGGCCCCAAGCGGCTCCGGTGCCGCCGCCGTTCCAGTTCCAGCGGAAGTGAAACCAACATGACGTCACGCCGCCGCCCTGAAAGGCGACGCTATTCGCGAAAGCTGTGGTGCTATGGTTGCTGAACGCCTCGCGCGCGACGCCAGAGCGGAAGTTGCCGTTGGTGGTGATAACCGCCGTCTGGTTGGTCGCCTGCGCTAAATCGGCATCCTCGCTGCCCATCCACAGGATGTTCATTACGCGGTTCCCGCGAGGATGATGTTGACCTGCGCCAGCGTCGCGTCAGCGGTCGCCGGGCCTTTGATTTCCAGCACGTCGCCGGCCACGAGGTTGATCGTGGAGCTGATCGAGAAGGTGCCGGTGATGCCGGACGCCGCGAAGGTCACAGTGCCGGCGCTCACGCCGTTCTTGTAGATCGTAAAGACGGTCGAGCCGGTCGCTGCCACGTCCGCCGTCGCCTCATGCCCCGAGGTCGGAATCGTGATCGCCCGCGGTGCGGTGAAGCGCCGCACGATCTGCGTGGCGACCGACTGCGTGCCGTACAGCCACGAGTCGATGTCGTAGCGGATCGCAGCCCCTGAGCCGGTGGTGCAGTTCACGCCGGCAGTCGGTGAGGACGCGCCTACGGCGTTGACCGCCTCCGCGAAGTAGGTCCACTGCGACCCCGCCGAAAGGTTGGCGTGAATGAAGAACGGCGATGCGCTGGTGCCGACCTGCGTTGCGGAGCCGAACGGCTGGCTCAGCCCCGAGGCGGCGAAGATGGCGTAAGACTTGACGTTGTCCGTGGAGGGATTCGCATTCCACGTGAGGACGTTCGCGCCCGCCCCAGGCGTGGCGATGAGACCCGTGGGGGTAGTGGGTACGCCGCCAGTGCCGCCGCCGTAACCGGTTCCCGTGGGCGTGTAGCTGTAGGCGGTCGCGGACGCGAGCGACTGGAGCTGGTTCCCGAAGCGGTTGAACGAGCAGAGCTTCAAGTAAATTGTCTGCCCTACGTAGGACGCCGGCAGGTTGTAGATCAGCGTCGTATTGCCGACCCCGCCGGTCTTGCCCAGGTCGATGCGAGTGAAGAACGACCCGGAGGCGTGTGACGAGTGCGTCGTGCCATCCAGCGATCGGTACAGGTACGTGAGGTTCGCGGTGTACGTGCCGGTGAGTGCTGCCGCGCCGTAGGCCATCGCCTCCCCGTTGGTCGGGCAGACGTTGGTGAAGGACGGCGTGACTATGCACAGCGTCCGCCCCGCCGCGGCATCCGCATGGGTCGCGTTGTTGTTGATCGGCATTTGGCTCTCCGTCAGGTCGATGGAGAGCGTGTTCGTCACGTCCGGGTTCGCGCTCGAGTAGTCGGCGAGGTTCGCGGTGAGCACCCCCTGCGGAGCCGGCGAAGTGATGGTGCCGATGTTGAAGTAGTTGACGTTATCGAGGCTGATGTAGACCACCGCCCCGCCCCAATTCGCCCCGCCCGACGCCGACACCCAAAGCTGCGCGATGCCGTTGGTGAGGCTGGAGGCCGGCTCGAAGACGCACGGCGGGTTCACGTTGCCGGGGTTCACGTTCACGTTCACCGTGGTGTTCACGGTCGCGCGCTGGATCTGCGTGCCGGCGACGGTGCCGGTGGTGCCGCCGCCGGGGAATTCCTCGGCCACGATGGCCCACTCGCCGTTCTCGTCTTCGTCCAGCGTCTTAATGCGCACCTCGAAGCCTGAGAGGCCCATGTGCGCGTCGGTGATGGACACCAAGTCGCCCGGCTCAAGGATGGAGCCGAACTCCCACCCGAGCTTGAACTCGTACTGGTTGCGGATGTACGCCCCGCGCTGGCCGATGAGCTGCGCGACCACCTGCCCCACGTTGAGGTCGCAAATCTCGTGCGCCTGCGTCGATGGGCCGTCGATGACCCCGAACTGGTCGCAAAGCGCCTGATCCTTCCACTCGGCAATGGCGGAGTTGTAGGCGTTGTTCCGGTCCTTGATTTCGAGCTTGATGTGGTTCGGGGCGTCCGCGGGATCTGACCGGGTGACCGCGATGGGCGGGTCACCGTGCGCGGAGATGAAGTCCTCGTACCCGAAGGCGTAAATGACTGTCAGGTTCGGGGTGTAAGTGGTGCCGGCATAGGTGTACGTGTAGTTCACGATGATGGCCGAGCCAGCGTCGGCCTGGTTGAAGGTCCACACCCCCGCCGCGTAGCTGTACTGCCCCTGCGCCGGGGAGCCACCGACCAAGGTGAGCGCCGCCCCGCCCTGTTGATAGGTGACCCCGCCGTTCGCCGTGACGTTGGGGAAGCCGGTGAAGGTGTACGGCCCAGGCGCTTGCGGGACCGCGGTCTGCTGCGCCACTGTGTAGCTCGTGCCGTTGGCGAGCGTGGTGTCCCCGAGGGGGACGAACTTGATGACGTTGCCGCTCCAGAACACCCAGGTATTGCAGAGCGCCGCCCACCGGTCGAGCACGGAGCTGCACTGCTCCTGCGTCGAGAGGTCGGGTGACATGAAAAGCCCCTGCGCCTGACAGTACGCTTTGAAGGTGGCGAGGCTGGTGCTGTCGATGTTGCCCGAGGGGATGCCGAGGGAGTACTGCGGGTTCGTGAGGAAGTCGTTAATGACGTCCGCCATGTTGACGTCGGGCGTGCCGGACATGGATCCCGACAGCGGCGTGATGATCTCGAAGGCGTGATTCGGCAGGTTCGGCGACTTGCCGAGCTGGTAGCTCGAGTTCGCCAGATACGCGGTGTAGGCGTAGGTGAGCGCCTGCAGCGGGTGATTCGTGGTGAGGTACGACCACGCCGCCTGCGAGGCGGTGCCGGTGAACAAGGTGAGGCCCAAGTTCGCGAGCGTGGTGAGCGTCTTGTCCTGCCACACGGTGCCCACACCCGTGATCGGCCCCTCGCACAAGGCGAGGATGACCGCGGCGGAGTAGTTGTAGACCGCCCCGCCCTTGCCCTCGCCACCCTTGCCGCCCTTCTTCGAGTTGTCGGGCGTCGCCACGAAGTCCCCGTACCAGATCAGGTTCGTCCCCATGCGCTTCTTCCCCCACAGGAGAGGGATGGGGAGGCTCTGTGTGGAGGTCTGGATGCTGATGCCGGTGTATTTCGGCTGCTGCGTGCCGCTGTTGCTCGGGTCGATCCAGCCGCTCATGGGATGAGCCTCCGCTGAGCGAACATGTCGAACGCCCGCGGCTCACGCTTGGCGAGGTCGATGTCGAAAGTTTCGGTGTAGATCACCTTCCGGTTCTTCACCCACGAGTGGATGACGAGCTGCGGCTCCACGAGGATCGCCCCGTGGGAGTAAACCCGGCCGAGGCGGTACATCAGGACGTCGCCCGGCTGCGCGTCCTCGAGCGGAACCTCGGAGCCGCCCAGGCGCTCGCGCACCCACTCGAGGAGGCGTTCCTCGTCGCTGTGGAGCATGTGGAACTGCGGGTAAGGACGCGGATCGAAGGGCGGGATCGCGCCGGCATTGATGAACACCTGGGCCAGCAACATCGCGCAGTCCACCGCGCCGTTCGGTCCCTTCACGTTGCTCTGATGCCGCCACGGGGTATGCAGCCACGTGCGGGCCTCCGCGATGACCGCGGCGCGCATTGCCTGCTCGTCCATCAGAATGCAGTCTCGGCCGGCGGGATGAAGGGGAAGCCGCGGAAGTGCTGCGTGTTCGAGTGCGCGGTGCAGTCCTGCCCGGAGCCTGAATTGTAGGTGCGGTCGCAGCCCTGCATCGCGCTGAAGGTGTCGCCCGGAGCCGGGGTGTTATAGAGCGGATATTGGAGCTGAATGCCCGCGGCACTGGCGGACTTGATCGTGCGGACCTGTCCGTTCGCGGCTCCCGAGGTCACGGTGATCTTGCCGAGGGTGTAGAGCGCGGGGTTCCCCGGGACGCTGCCCCACTTGATGAGGGTGGTGGTGCTGCCACTGCCGACCGTTTGCGCGGTGGTGAAGGTGGCGGCCAAGAGCGTGCAGCCCGCGTCGCAGAACGTGTGCAGGCACGGGATCTGATATTGGTTGCGCGGGACGTACTGGTTCATCAGCACGTTAGCGCCCTTCACGGTCAGCTCCGCCCCGACCGCGGTGATGCGAGCGGAGGACATGCGGCCCTGAAACAGTCCACCGGGGAAGTTGCCGATCACCCCGAGGCCGGTGTCACCGATGAAGCGCATAAACAGCCGGTCGATCGACACCGTCGCGCCGTCCAGATACCCGTTGTGAATCTGCTCCTTGAACATCAGCCCGCCCACCAAGTCGGTGTCGAGTGAGGACACCTTGATGGTGAGCTCCGGCACTTCCACCGTGTTCTTCACCCCGAGCCGGGTTCGCTGGAGCGCAGGACCGAGCGCGAGGTAGGCGTTGCTGTAGGTGATCGGCTGGTCGAAGTCGGTCCAGTAGTAGTTCACACCCTTGAGCGTCGTGATGGTGAACAGGTCCGCCTTCCAGCACTTTTGCCGCGACTCGAGGAATGACTGGAGCGCGCCGGATACGGTACGCATCGGTCAACCCCGCTTGCTCACGAGCGTGACCTTCTTCGCCTGAAAGACGTTGTAGACCACCTGCTCGAATTCCAGCGTGTCGTCCTGAAAGCGCACGTAGTAGAAATAGCTCGCGTCATAGGTGATGACGTGATTGGCGGCCGGGGTGTTATTGAATTTCAACTGGATGTTGACCGGCTGCGCCTGCACCAGCGTGAACCCCCAGGTGGCATCGGTCGGTGACACCAGCGCGCCGTCCACGTACAGGTTGAAGGGCTGCGTGGTGTCGATGTACCCGACCGGCTCTGTGCCAGTGTTCCCGCTCGCGCCATAGGTCCGCACCATGGGACCGAACTGCGAGTTGACGCCATCGGTGGTGATGAACGACTGCGCCTGCACTGCGTTGTCGTAGGGGTTCTTGAACAGGAAGCCCCCGAGGGTGCCGCCCACCAGCAGGTAAAAGCCCATAAAGGTGCGGAACTCGATTTCGGTCGGCCGGTTGCGCAGCATGTTGTAGACCAGCTCGAACTCGTGCAGCGGGTACTGACTGGCACCGACGATGAACTCGCGCCCCGAGGTGTGTATCTGTGGAGCGAAGTTGTAGGTCTTGGGCCGCCACAGCACCTTGATGTCGAGGCCTGGGAGCGTTGGATATACGGGTGGCATATACCTGTTGAAATTGGTGATTAACGATTCGAGGAAAATCTGCGTGCAGCGCGCGTGCGTGAGGTTGAGGCGCGTAGCCAGCGTTTCGAGCACGTTCTGCGTGACGCGCGGCCGTGTCCCGACGTGCACGCCGAGCGCTTCGAGGACGTTCTGCGTGCCACGCCCATTGACCGCGGATCGCTTGCCAAGGGTCTCGACGACAACCTGTGAAACACGGTCGGCCACCGTGTCCCTAGCTCACGAGATTGTAGCCCGCGCTCAGGGCATTGACCGCTGCCAGCGTCCAGCTCGCGGAGGTCGCGGGGTCCAGCACCCACAGGTCGGTGTAGTAGGCATAGGCGGTGCCTAGCGAGTTGACCGCGCCATACACCTCGGTAGTGCTCGACTTGAATGCCTGTTTGATCGAGCGCGCGCTGGAGTCGTCCTTGCGGTAGGCGCCCGTAACCTGCACGCCTAGGATGTTGTTGATGGTGGTCGCTAGCGCCGAGTAGTTCAGCAGGTCTTCCTGCCCTACCGTGGCGCTGTAGTTGTAGGACGTGTCGCCGTCCATCGCGACCTCGTCCACTTCCTGCCAGTTCGTATTCGCCAGCGGCGTCCACTGCACGCTGTTATTCCCCGTCGGGAAGCGGGTGTAGACGTGGACATCCCCGAGCGGTGAGTTGCACGGGTACGTACCCGCGCCGACGGTGGTGTCGCAGTAGTACAGGTCATCCATCTTCACCAGCGTCGAGAGGAGCGCGCCGCCGTTCAGGAAATCCCCTTTGAAGCTGGTCGCATCTGCCCATGCATTCGCGGACTGCTGCGTGGTGATTGCGGTCTGGTTGACGAGCTGTACGCCGTTGACCCACACCTTGACCACGCCAGCTCCGCCGGCGGCAATCGTCGTCTGAATCTCGATCATGTTCGCGACGTCGCCTGACCACACGTTGTTGGCGGTGCTGTAGAGCTTCGTGGAGACGCCGTTGTAGAAGAGGCTACCGTTCCAAATCTCGATGGTGTAGCTGTTGGAGTTGAACACCACCGCGAACTGCGCGGTTACCGGAACGGTCGTACTATCCCAAAAGATGAAGGCGAGCGAGCATATCTGCGCCCCAACTTGGTACTGCAGACACTCGAAGCGCCCGCCGACGATAAACTGCGAATTGCGAGTGCCCCACACCGCGGTAAGCGGTGCATGATAGCCGCCGCTTCCGCCGGTCATAATCATGCACTCACCATCGACGCTCACGCCCGGGCCGAAGGTGATGGTCGGCAAGGAGCCGCCCGAGCCCGGCGGATAGGACTGAAACTGCAAAAACCCTTGGCGCGCCAACAGGTCGGTCTGACCGTTGTAGTGGTCGAAGCCGTCGAAAACCTTGAGCGCCATGTCACAGCCCTTGTGCGAGCGCCACGTACAGCAGGATGTAGAGCACGATGGTGAGCACCGCGAGCGCGATGAACGTCCTCACGTGTAGACGTCCCCGTACACGTAGACGTCCGCGGTCGCCGCCACACCCTGCGGAGTGGTGAGCGACAGGTAGAGCGAGGTGTTCGCGGCGATCACGTTGTTCGGCACGTTCAAGGTCAGCTCGAGAGCGAGCAACGCCGTGGTGAGCGCCGAGTACACCTGGGCGGCTGCCACGATGACCGTGCCGGTCTTGCCGGTGCCGGTGTAAACCCCGCCGGCCGCGGTGGAGAGCGACACCGAGGCGTTCGTCACCACAATGCGCTTGGGCCGGAAGCGGTACGTCGGCAGCGCGATGAGCTGGTCGGCGGTGCTGTTGAAGTTCACCGTCAGCGCGCGCCCGAGGATGTCAATGGACTGCGGCGGGAGCTGGATACAGCCCGCGGACTGGAGTGAGGACACGTCCGCCGGGGTGTTGACGTTCTGGATGATTCCGTACTGGTCGGCGGTGTACTGCGCGCCGCTGGACGCCACATAGGTGCGCTGCGCGATGCCGAGCATGATTGCCATGTCTTAACTCCTACCTGCCCCGGGTCGCCGGGTGCGCGTTCCTGAACGCCTTCTGGATGTGCGCCATGATGATGTCCGGCCCCGGCATGACGTTGTGGAAGTGGTTGGTGATGTTGGTGTCGCCGTAGGTGCCACCCTGCGCGGCTGCCGACTGCCCTGCCCCACCGATCGCCGAGCGGAAGCCCGCCGCAAAGTCTTTCGGCAGCACGGTCTCGCCCGCGTGGAGCTTCGCCGGCATGTCGCGCGGGATGTCCCAGGCGCCCACATCGAGGGAGGTCAGCCCCTCGTAGGCCGCGACCGCCGCGAACGCCGCACTGGCGGCCACCGGGGCGAGGATCCATCCCACGTAGGGGATCGAGGCGACGGACGCATACGTGCCCGAGAACGCCTTGGCGGCATCCGCCATGACCGACTTGCTTTGGATCGCCGTCTGAGCGGCGGCACCCTGGGCTGCGGCTGCGGTCGTTGCCGTTGCGCGCGCCTCGGCTCCTGTCGTGACCGCCGCGGTCTTCATGGTTTCCGACTGCGCGGTCTTGGCGACGTCCGCGTTGGAGGAGAACCAGCTATAGAGCAGGCCGCCCTGTTCGGAGGCCTGTTTCTTCGCTTCGAAGGTGTTATGCAGCAACAGCCTGGTGGTGAGCGCCCGGGCGTCGTTGATGATTTCCTGATCGACCAGTTGTCCGATGGCCTGAAGCGCCGCCTGTTTGAAGCTCTTACGCTTGGCGAGCAGGTCCCCGAGCATGGTGGACTCCGCGCCTTCGATTTCCCCGACCGATTTCTTCCACGCCGCAGCCTGCTCCTGCGCAGCCTTTTGCCCCTCGGCGCTGAGCTGCTTGTCGATCTGCGCCTTCCGCGCGGCGAAGTTCGCGTCGAGCTGGAGGATTTCGTTGTAGACCCGGTTGTACTCGGCCGGGAGCATGGTGAGGTCCAGCATCTCCATCTGGAGCGCGGTCTTCTCTTTGTTGTGCAGCTCCTCGAGCGCCGCCTCCTCGATCGCCGCCTTCTGTGCCGCGGTGATGCGGTGCGCGGCCAGTTCCTCCTCGAGCGTGGCCTTCTTCTGCTCGAAAGCCGCCCGGGCGAGCGCGAGGTCGGTCTGCGTGTTCTGCTGCTCGATGGTCGCGGCTTCCGCGCTCTGCGCGCGGTGCATGGCGGCAGTCATCTGCGCCACTTCTTTTTCGACGGCCATGCGCTGCTGCGCGTTGCCGCGGAAGTTCATCAACTCCTGCTGGAGGGAGGCGCGCTGGATTGATAACCGCGTCGCCTCCGAAATGCGGGTATTGGCGGCGATTTCCTGATTGACCTCGCGGACCTGCTCGATCTGCCGGCTGCCGGCCTCGGTGCGCTGCCCGATGAGCGTCGCGTCGATTTCCTGCTGGACCTGTAGCGTCTGCGACTTGCTGCCGCGGACGGCGGTGAGGTACTTCTGCTGAATCGCGAGCGTTCGCTGAAGCATTTCCGCCTGCGAGCCGTCCCACGTGGCCTGAAGCGAGCGGATCTCCTCGCGCATGCGCTCCATGACAGGGCCGAACTGGAGGTTGCCGAGCTTCACTTGGTTGTCAGCGAGCGCGGCCTGCATGTTGTGGAGGTCGCGGGTGGTCGCCTCGATTTCCTCCTTGGCACCACCCTTCATCTTCAGGTCAGCCAGCCGACCCTTGGTCGCCTCAATATCGTCACCGAGCTGTTTGATGGCTCCCCGGATTTCGCTGACCTGCATGATCGCCGGGTTGTCTTTCTTCGCCAGCTCGACACCGGCCATCTGTTTCGCTTCCGGTGTCTCCTGCTGCTTTTTCAGCTCCGCGAGTTGGTCCCGCAGCGCCTTGACGTTCTTCTCGCGCGCCGCGGTGTCCGCGTCGATTAGCTCTTTTTCCACCTCCTCCGCCGGGATGCCTTCTGCCAGCGCTCCGAAGTACATGAGGGCGTTGGTGACGGACGCGCGCCATGAGGCGTTATGCTTGTCTACGGACCCCGCGCCCTGCTGCATGACCGCATCGGCGATCTGCAACTTCGCGGCCATCCGCGCGCCTTCGCTACCAAGCTCATCGGCGGCCTGCGCGGCGTGCAGCCACTCGGCGCGCATCCGGCTACTGCCCTTGACGTTCTGCTCGACCCACGCCGTCGCGCTCTCACCTGGGTTGAGCAGCTTCTTCATGTACCCGGATGCCTTGTTGGCATCCGCGTGCGTGGCCTGCACGTAGTCGGCGACGACCTTCTCGGCGGCACTGAGGGACTGTTCGGTCACCCCAGGCACGGACGCCATAGCGCCCGTGATCGTGATGGCATCCTTTTTGGAAATGTCTGCGGCGTGCGCTAACCCATCGGCGTACTTCTCGACCGCCTCGCGTGTGATGTCGAAGTTGCCGGCAACATCGGCACCGATCTTGACGCGATCCAAGGCGTTGCCGGCCATGATGGCCTTGGCGACGAGGTAGCCGAGTGCAGCGGTGATAGCGACGATGGCAGCGATGGCGATGCCGATGGGACCGGCGAGGAAGGCGAAGTGGGAGGCGAGGCGGAGGAGGGAGACACCGGCACC